TTGCCTGTTGAGGATGCCGCGCGTTCGGGTGATGATGTCTGCAAAGTCTGTTGTGCTGTAGGAGCCTTGCACTGTTACGCGCTTCGGCCCCCAGGCCATTAGGGTGCAGATGTGTCGTTCGCGTCGGATGATGATGGTGGCTTGGTGTCGCCTGATGGTTAGGGATCGGTAGATGCCTCCGGTTTTGCCGGGGATTGGTAGTCTGCCGTAGTTGAGTGTGGTGTTGATGAGATGGTAGGCGGCTCGGGGGTGGATGCGCATGTAGTGGGCGAGGATGCGAGCATAGGCGGCCTTGAGGGGGCGGATCAGCATGTCTTTTCCTGTGCCCATTTGATGGCGTCTCGTCGGCTGACGCGGAAGGTGGGTGGTACGTCGTAGCGGTTCCAGTAGATGTGGCCTTTGTGTGCGGCGTTGTGGATGGTCTTGTAGTCGATGCCTGTGAGGGCTTCGGCTTGGCGGAGGGTGATCATGTCGGGGTGGAGGGTGTAGACGGGTTCGGCGGCCATGGGTGACTCCTTTGGTGGATGGCTGTATGGCTAGAAGGTGTGGGCTTCGAAGGCTTGGAAGGCTTCTCGCTGCTGCTCGTTCATGTTGGTGTCGTAGAACGCTGCGTGGAGCTTTTCGATGACTTCATCGGGGATTGTGGTGACTGGGTACCATTCCCAGATTCCGTCGAACTCCGATCCCTTCATGATGGGTTCTCCGGCGTGTGGGCCGGTGGCGATGACGTAGGTGTCTGGGTAGTGGGTGCTGTAGTGTGGTTCGTGTTTGGCGAGTGCGTTTTCGATGGGGTTTCCTTCGCATTCGCCGGCTATGATGTGGATTAGTGGTTCGGTGGGCCGGGTCATGCCTGTGTTCCTTTCGGTTGTGCTGATGGCTAGAGTGTAGACAGGGTGGGACAGGCTTGTCAAGCGCTCGCGGGCGCCCAGCCGAGGTGGTTGAGTCGGCTGTAGTCGCCTTCCCTCTCTAGGAGGACGTGTCCGGTGCGTCCTTCCCGGTTTTTGGCGACGTGGATGTCGGCTCGAGTCCAGTCGGTGACTCCGTTCTCGTGGGGGCAGGAGAGGAGGAGGACGACGTTGGCGTCCTGCTCGATGTTGCCTGACTCTCGGAGGTGGGAGAGCTGGAGTTCCCCGCCGGGGGACTGCTCTGCCTGTCGGCCGAGCTGGGCGATGGCGAAGACGGGAATCTGGAGGTCCTTGGCGAGGTTCTTGAGGGTGCGCGTGTATTCGCCGATGAGTTCCCAGCGGGCGCGCCTGTCGCCTGGTGCGGCGTTGATGAGGCCGATGTAGTCGATGAATGCGGCTGTGAGGCCGTGTTGGCGGTGGAGGAGGCGTGTGGTGGCTACGAAGTCTCCGATGGTGAGGTTGGCTCGGTCGTCGAAGTGGATGGGGAGTTGTCGGAGGTGGGGGGCGGCTTCGGTCATGCGGGCTTGTTCGTCGGGGGTGGGGTGGCGGCGGCGGGTTACTGCGTCGCCGGGGACGTTGGCGATGTTGGCCATGATGCGTGACCAGAGTTCGCGGCCACCCATCTCGAGTGATGCGAAGTAGACGTGGCCGGTGTCTGCGAGGCTTGTGGCGGCCTGGAGAGCTGCCAAAGTTTTCCCCACCCCAGGTCTCGCCGCGATAACATATAGCCCACCCGGCTTCCAGCCTCCGATGATCTGGTTTAGGTCAGGCCAGGGTGTGGGGGTGAAGGGTGTTGCCTTGGTGGTGAAGTTGGTGATTTGGGTGAGGCAGGTGTCGTTGTTGACGAGGGTGGTGCTGCCGGTGCTGACTTGATTGAGGAGTTCGCGGATGCTGGCTTCTGCGTCGCTGGGGTCTCCGCCAGCTTCGATGATTTGGAGGCCCCTAGTGCATGCGTCTGCGAGGTTGCGGCGGGCATTGTCGTCGATGAGTTTGTTTGCGTAGACGCCTGCGAGTCCTCGGTGGGAGATGAGGGTGAGGTTCATGATGTCGAGGAGGTAGTCGGGGGTGACGTGGGCCTCGGTGATGGAGGGGAGTTTGTCGAAGATGAGTTCGCGGGTGATGCCTTGGCCGGGGTTTTTGGCCTTGTGGTCTTCGATGAGGCGCCAGATGGCGGCGTTGCGGGTGTCTGCGAAGTGGTGGGGGTGGATGTTGTCTAGGTCGAGGAGGACTGTGGGGTCTCCGCTGAGGGCGAGGTCGATGATGATGGTTTCGGTGTTCATGGGTGGTGGGGGTTGGTGGGGGCCCACTGGTGTTGTGGGCCCCCAGGGTGGTTATGGAACGTCGTAGGTACTGGAGAGTGGAACCATGTCGATTGTTACTGTGACTCGGTTGTCGTCTCCGGGCTCCCCGAATGTGATCTTCTGGGCTAGTGGGTCATTCGGATTCATCGGATAACCCTTGGGGAGGTGGGTGAAGAGCTTCCGCATAACTGCGTGCTGAAAATCGGAGAGCTCTACACCCATGAATGCGTCCCGCAGAGCTGCGAGCTCACTAGTGGGGACTGCGGCGCATTCGCGCCACGCGGCGATTTCGTCGCCGGACCCGTCCGGTATGACGGTGGAGCCCGTGCAGGGGCCATTGAGGATGTAGTAGCCGAATTCTGGGTCGTAGACATCAACTATGGTTGCGATGGCTCCATGTATGTCTTTATTGTTGTGTTTTCCGTTGAGGATTTGGATGAGTGGTGCAGTGGGGTGGGGCATTGGTTAGCCTTTCGTGATGTGGTTGGCGATACGGATGACGTCGAGGAGGAGCATGGAGAGGACCTGTGGGTCTCGCGTTTCTGCTGCGCGCTTGAAGTGCCTGTAGGTGTTGAGTGTTGGCGTGAATGAGGGGGTGTCTTTGTTGATGTTGTCGAGGGCGTGGGCTGCGACGCAGGTTAATTTGAATATGCTCTGCGCACCTGCGGCTTGTTGTGAGTTGGCGATCGCGTTGGCGAGGATGTTTGCGGTTGCCGCTAGGTCAGTGAGCGCGGGAATGGCGTCGATGCTGTAGGGGCAGTTGAGGGTTGAATCCATCGACAGGGCTGCCATCTCTATAGTGTCGTCGGTTAGGGGAAATGTGCGCGTGCGTGCGATGAGGTGGTGCCAGCTGTCGGGTCCAGCGCATTGGAGGGCGGCGTGGGTTTCGTCGGTCATGGTCGTGTTCCTTTCGGTTGTGCTGATGGTTGGAGTGTAGACAGGGTTGGACGGGGCTGTCAAGCCCTTCCGCAGAAGCGGTCGATCTTGGCTGCCCACTCAGGCCAGCCCGGGTCGCTGGGGAGCCCCATGTAGGGCTTCCAGTAGTTGATGTAGAGGTTGGGGTCGATGCCTGCGTCGAGGCAGGCGTAGCCGAAGTCGTCTCGGGTGACGGGTTTCCCGCTGTTGGGGTTGATGGCTGGCGCCCGGTTCTCCATGGTTGGCATTGATGCACTCGCTTCTGCCGCCCATGCCCCATCCGCATACGAGTTACCGTTGGCGCACCATGTGCGCCAGCTGGCGTCCCAGTTGCTGCGCTTGGTGGCCTTGGAGAGGTAGTAGTTGCGGAACTTCTCTATCTCAATGTCGATCGGCATGGAGGGGTAGCGCTCGCGGGTGTTGGCGAGGGCCTTTTCGCTGGGCTGCCAGTCCTCAGGGATTGTGGTGTTGCGGATGGTTTTTGTGACCCTCTTCTTAGGTTCCGCGACTGTAGTTTCGGTTGGCTTGTCGCCCCAAAGGTGCGGGTTGTTCTCTCGACTGGAGGGGAAGTTGTGGGCGCCATCTCCAGCGTCGGCGATGCGGTCATAGTCACTACGGCACTCCTCAGTGAGTGCTGAACGCCAGTCTACGTAGATGATGGAGGCGAGGCGCTCTCCGCCGCTGAAGCGAGCTTCGCGGACGATGAGGTTCTTGTTCTCTAGGGAGGCGAGGGCCTTCTTGGTGGCATCCTCGCTGTAGTGGGCGCGGGCGGCGATGCGTGCTACGTCGGCGTCGATCTGCTGTACTCCGCTCCAGGTAGAGAGGGCGGTGAGCGTGTCGATCTCTACGCGGCTGAGGTCTTCGCGAGCTCCCGCGAAGGTGAGTGCGGTTAGAAGGGAGATGTACATGTGTGGTACCCTTAGGGTGTGTTCCAAGGGGGCGCCGCTAGTGGTAGGCGGCGCCCCCGCTTTGCGTTCAGTTGTCCCAGATGAGGTTCTGGGCTGCGTAGAGGTACGCTGCGCCCTCGTCGCCGAGGAGGGTGTTCTCCCAGGTAATCCAGAAGATGGATGACTTGAATGGGCGGCGATGACGAGCGAGCACCTCTTGGTTTTCGAGCTCAGTCAGAACACGATCGACGGTAGACATGTCAAGGTTGGCGTGCTGAACGATGTCACCCATGGTAGCGAAGAAGCCATGGCCATCTTCGGAGATGTTGGCGGTCGCTTCGATGACTGCGAGCGCCTGGAGGACGAAAGTCATGCTCGGCGAGTACTTGCGGCCGAGGTAGTAGTGGGCGATGACGCCGTAGATGGGGGCGGTCTGCTCGTGGGTGAGGTTCATGTGGGTCGTGGTGGACAGTGGGGTCAGGTCGTCGGGTTCCATGCTGGAACAGTATCACACTGGACGCTGGATGTATAGGTGGCGTCGGGTGCGTTTCGCCTCACAGGGCCGCAAGCGTCCGGTAACTATGCACCCTAGGGGTAGGGTAAATATGAACCCCTTCTATTACTAGAAGAGATCTATCTATTACTAGAAGAGATGCTCCGCCCTTCGCTTCGCTCCGACCGTCGGACCGTTGGTCCTTGGTCGTCGCCTTGGCCTGTGGCCCAGTTGGTCCACGAGAGCAGGGAGGAAGAGATGATCCTCCGGCTACCTCTCCAGCCATCCCTAGTTGGCACTCGGTCACCTGGTCGTCTCTGAACGTTCTGAGACTCTAGCCCTCCTGTAGTGATCCTCTGGCGAGCTTTGAGGATCAACTTCCTGACTGCTCATCCCGTCCTTGCCTTCCTTGCTGTATCGAGACGGAACCTGAACTTGAAGACTTCCTTGCTCTAGAGTCAGGTAGGGGGTTGGGTTGTGGTTATGTTGGGTTGATCGTCTCTAGTTGGTCAACACTCACCAGAGAGGGTTGGGCCTCGGCGGCTGCGGCGGGCGGCGGGCCGCGAGCGCCACGGGGAGGCCGTTGGGAGGCCCGTGGGCGGCCGAACGGGGTCGGGTGTGTGCCGACCTGGGTGGGGGCGCGAAAGGCCCTCAGATTGGCTTAGACGACTTCGAGGCACCCAAGTAACGCGGGCTTGCTGTCGGATGCCGCATCTGCCTATACTGGTATCGCTGATAGAGGCCCGCCCTGATGGATCGCGATTGAGTTTCCTTTCCTCTCGCGTATGCCAGGGCGGGTCTCGCCTTTTGCCTCCAGGGGCTCCGGCGTGGTAGACTGCGCTAGTCAGCCAAAGCGAAAGGACAACAACATGGCAGCCATCGACTGGATCAACAATCCACCCCGATGTGAGGTATGTGGGGCGACGATCCGCCCCCACCACACGAGCGAGCGCGAGTTCCCCGGAACCAGCCCCTACGGTGCTCGCGGCCTCTGCAACTCCTGCTACCGGAAGAAGAAGAAGCCTGCCAGCGAGCGGGCGACCATTGACTGGGGCGTGGACCAGTTCTGCGTCATCTGCGGCCGTAAGATGCGCCCCTCCAGAGCTTCCGTGAAGGACTGGCCCAACACTCAGGCATATGCGTCGATGCACCGCTGCTATATGTGCGCGAAGGATGGCCGGGTTGGCTACCCGACCGTGCGTGAGCTCTTCGAGAAGGGGCACCCTTGCATTGAGCCTTGCCCCATGCCCTCCAACAAGCGATCCAACATCTGGTGAAAGGAGCATCCATGCTGTATCTGCTCGTCTATGGTGACAAGGCGTCCCCCGAGGCTGATGTGATCCTCTGTGATAATCACCCCGAGCGCACGAATGATGGAACCCTTATTTTCAGGAATGAGGGCCAGCAGGACATGTACGTCTGCCCAGGTGACTATCTGTCGATCCAGCATGCTTACTTCGGCGGGAAGGATGCTAAGCCGTCGTTCCTGTTTGATATTCGTGAGGGGTCCCCGTCGAATGAGGGCGTGTCTATGACTTATCCGGGTGATGTGCGATGAGCGCTGTGGAGAGGATTGCGTCGGTGCACGAGAAGGTGGCGCTGGCTGCCATGGATTGTGCTGCGGATGAGCTGCGTGATTCCCTGAATGATGCTGACCAGTGTGGGGCGTGGGATGTTCCGGCCCATAGGCGTGACGCTGAGCGGGATGAGGCGGTTATCCGTGTCCAGGAGGCCCAGGAGGCCCTGGAGGAGCAGTTGGAGATGTTTGTGGGCGACCGTTACGGCTTCGACTCTAGTGTCGCATTGGAGGTTATGTGATGAGTGACGACACCTCCAATCTGGCCGTGGACGCCTTCAAGGCGAAGTTGAGGTCCCTTAAGGAAACGTGGATGGAGCTTCAGGATTGCGAGTCGCTGGAGCTCGGCGACCCGTTCATCGACGATGCGTGGAATGAGTACCTGACTGCGCGCATCGACGCCGAGAATGCGATCACTGACCTCGTGCAGGAGTTGGGCGGCTTCTACATTCTGGCCCAGATTTCGAATGTGTACGCTGGGGGAGTGGAATGATTGACGATCCGACATTGCGGGAGGCACTCTTCTCTATCCAGCGCTTGCGCGCGGCTCTTCAACACATGGAATACTGTGCAGACTCTGGTGTACCCGAGGAGGTTTTTGACGACGCAGAGAGTGAGTTCATCGAGGAGCGCAATGAGGTAGAGTTCAGGTTGGGTGAGGTGCTTAAGAATATGGGTGTGAGTGCTACTGTCGAGTTGTGGCGGGTGCATACTGTTGGCGTGGAGTAGGCAGTCTAGGCGCCGTAAGGAGCTTCCGAAGGACTGGGAGAAGATCAGGCGCACGGTCCTTAAGCGTGACGGCGGTCTTTGCGTGTTCTGTGGCGCTAGGGCGAATCAGGTGGACCATATCTTCCCGGATGGGCCGCACGTCTCAGACAATCTGAGGAGCCTCTGCCAGCACTGCCATATGGCTAGAACGCAGCAGCAGTCCGTCGAGGCGAGAAAGCGCCGCTATAATGGGCGTAATAAGGTTCGAGGTCCAAGGTCGAAGAGTAAGCATCCCGGATACTTGTAGGAGACGACGATGGGAGTTAAGGGACCAATCCCGAAGCGCAGCACTGAAGGGCATCGCACCACTCAGGCGAGGAAGCTCGATGGTGGAGTGGGGCCCGTGAACGTGGTTGCGGAGCAGGTTAAGCCACCTAAGCCTGACCCTGACTGGCACCCGATCGCTAAGAAGCTGTGGAAGGCTGTGGGGCAGTCCACGTTCACTCGCTACTACGAGCCGTCAGACTGGATCGTTCTCTACTCCACCTGTGATGACCTGTCGAACTACAAGATGCAGGATCGTCGTTCCCCCACAATGCTCGCCGCCGTGAACACGATGCTCACCAGCCTTCTCCTCACAGAGGGTGACCGGCGTCGCGTGCAGATCGAGATCAACCGTGTCGGCGAGGATGAGGCCGAGTCTGCCGGTGTGGTCGCGCTTCAGGCATGGGCGAAGGCGCGGGCCACGAAGTGACCGAGACGCTCCCCGCCCCCCGGGAGCGAACCGACACGCTCCCCCTCAAGCTGCCTGAGCGGACGCTCGGGTATCATGCTGCCGCCTGGATGGTGGACAACCTCGTGCAGCCTAACGGGCCGCGCGCAGGTCAGCCGTTCATCCCGACGGACAGGCAGATCGAGTTCCTTGCTCACTTCTACGCCCTGAATCATAAGGGTTCCTTTGTGTACAGGCAGGGAATTAGAAGGTTAAGCAAGGGGAGCGGCAAGAGTCCCTTCGCCGCTGCGCTGTGCCTGTTTGAGCTACTAGGCCCCTGCCGGTTCGATGGGTTCGATCGCCATGAGCCGTTCAGGGTGAAGGCGAAGCCGATGAGCATGCCGCTGGTGCAGATCGTGGCTACGTCGGAAAGCCAAACCCAGAATACTATCCGCATGGTCAGGGCGTTCTGCCAGAAGAAGGGGAAGCTTGCCCGCAAGTACGATCTCGAGGTAGCGAAGACGTTCATCGAGACGCCCGGCGGGGGGAAGCTCCAGCAGATGACGTCCTCCGCACACTCCATGGAGGGTGGCGAGGTTTCCTTCGTTGTGGGGGACGAACTGGAGCACTGGCTGCCCGCACAGGGCGGCCCGGCCATGTTGCAGACGATCCAGCAGAACGCCGCGAAGATGGGCGGCCGCTTCATGGGGACCTGCAACGCGTGGGTTCCCGGGGAGCAGTCCTCTGCTGAAGCGATCTTCGAGGCGTGGTGCGACCAGGAGGACGGCCTCACCAGAGGTAAGACGAAGACCCTCTATGACGCGCGTATCGCCCCACCGAACACGGTCCTTACGGACGAACCGGGGGAGGGGCAGGTTGGGCTCACGGAGGCCCTGGAGTACGTGTACGAGGATTGCCCGTGGGTGAACCTGGAGTCGATCAAGGAGCAGATTTGGTCCCCCGAGTACCCCGAGTCTAGGTCGATCCGCTTCTTCTTGAACCGCCCGAACGCGGCCGAGGCGTCCTGGATCACACTGGAGGAGTGGACCCAGCTGCGCAAACCGGACCGGAAGGTGGAGCCCGGGGAGCGGATCGTCATGTTCTTCGACGGTTCCAAGTCCAACGACCACACGGCCCTCGTGGGGTGCTGCATGGAGGATGGGCATATCTTCAAGATCGGGCACTGGAAGCCAGAGAAGCCCCTGGGTGTGGTGAACGTGGCTGCCGTGGATGCGGGGGTCAGGAAGGCGTTCGACACCTATAACGTGGTGGCGTTCTGGGCTGACGTGCGCGAGTGGGAGTCGTTCACCCGTACCGCGTGGCCGGAGGACTTTGGGGATCGTCTGATCGTACCGGCCGTGCGTGGTGGCATGTCTGCGTCCCCGATCGCCTGGGATATGCGGTCGCACGCCTACCAGTTCGCCGAGGCTGCGGAGACGGCGTTCACGGAGATTCAGCAGCAGACGTTCACCCACGACGGTGACTCCGCCTTGGGCGAGCATGTGTCGAACTGTCGGGTGAACGAGTTCAAGGGCCGATGGTCGGTGAAGAAGGAATCCCCGAAGTCGTCGAAGAAAATCGACCTCGCTGTATGCATGATCGGCGCTAGAATGCTGTATAGGCATGTGAAGAACTCGAAGGAGTGGGCAGACCTGGCCGCTCCTCGAGGTGAGTGGAAGGTGTTCATGTGAGCTTCCAGAAGATGATCTCCAAGTTCGCGTCGGGCGCCTACCGCCCCGTCACATATGAGGGGTACTACGAGGGGAAGCGTCGCCTTGACGCGGTGGGTATCAGTCTCCCTGCTAAGGCCCGGGTCCTGGAGATTCAGGCTCCGTTCGCCAAGATGGCTGTGGATGTGCTCACGGAGATTCTGATCCCCGACGGGTACCGTGTTGCCGATGATGACAAGCTGGGCGTGGTTGAGCTGTTGCGGAAGACGTGGCAGGCGAATGACATGGACTCTCAGTTCAACCTCGCCGCCGCCGAGGCTATTAGTGCCGGTGCTGCCTACTGGGTGATCGCCCCTCCGGACGATGAGCATGAGTTCGCGTCTATCCGCGCCGTGGATGCGAAGCACGCGCGTGTGCGCATCAACTTCCGTGGCGAGGTAGTTGAGGGTGTTGTCCTCTATCGCCGTGATGACGGGAACGTGGGTGCCACCTACTACACACCCGAGGGTGTTGAGTTCTATGTCAAGGGCAAGTACGACTGGAAGAGTGTCGGCCAGGGGCGTGAGGATCAGTGGGGGGCGTCGATCGTCCCTATGTTCAACCGTGCGCGCCTGTCTGACAAGTATGGGCGCTCTGACCTGCGTGAGCTCACCTCTGTTATTGATGCGGCTTCTCGGACGTTGACGAACCTTCAGGTGGCGCAGGAGGTTGCATCCTCCCCTATGCGCGCCGTCGTCGGTGATGGGGCTGCGGAGATGCTGGCTCAGCACCCCGACAAGATGCAGGCGTACATGGGTAACCTGATTGCCATCCCTTCCGGTGGTGACGTGAAGCAGCTGACTGGTATGGCCCTGGACCCGTTCATTAACGCGTACCGGTCCTATGCGCTCCAGTTGTCCGCCATGACGGGCATTCCCCCGTCGATGATGGGTGTCTCCTCGGACAACAACCCCACCAGCGCAGAGGCTCTGCGCGTGGCGAAGGACAGACTGATCGCCCGGGCGGAGAACAAGCAGCGTCAGTTCAGTGACGCCCTCGAGCGTGTGGGGCGGATCGTCGCCCAGGCGAACGGGATGCCCCTGGATGGGCTGGAGGCTCTCGAGGTGACGTGGCGTGATGCAGCTGCCCCCTCCACCTCTGCGCAGATGGCTAACGCCCTCCAGGCCCACAGCCAGGGCATCATCGGGGACGAGACGGCCCGCGAATTCCTTCACCTCACGCCGGAGCAGCTGCGCCGAGAGAAGGCCCGTGGAGACAAGATGGACGCCGATGCTGGCCTGGACATGCCGGAGGCCCCTGAGGTCCCCGAGGATCAGGAGGAGGACCCTGAGGGTGAGTGAGGCCCTGTTCTATAGCATCCTGCGCAGCATCGTCATGCTGTTCAGGCGCCGCGTCGAGGACACTCTGCGCCCCCTCGAGAACCTACCTGAGCCTCCACCTCGCGAGCATATAGGAGAGCTACTCACCCCGATCATGTGGCAGGCCCGCAAGCAGGCGTGGGCTGCCGCCGCCCTGTTCCTGCGAGGCCAGGCCCGCAAGGCCGGTGTCCCCGAGTCGTGGGTGCCTCCTCAGCCTGGGTATAGCCCGAAGACTATCGACCGAACCATCCGTGACGTGCAGGGGGCCCTCGACTCTCCCGAGGGGATGAGGCGTCTGGAGCGAGCCCTGGAGGGGCATGTGCTGGCCGCTGCGCGCCGAACCGTGGCCGACGCTACTGACACTGCGCCCTCGTCTGTCGAGCTCATTGAGGGCGCCCTGGACGACCTGGTGAAGGACCTCGAAGAGTTCTCCGAGGCGGCACAGAAGGCGATCGTTGAGGATGTTGAGAAGGTTGAGCCTCGCCGTCGCCCGCGCATGAGCCTGGACGAGGCTTTCGAGAAGGTAGCCGACAGGGTGGAGGAGGCTGTGCGCACCCTCGATGAGGAGGGGCTCGTCAAGGAGCGCCACCGCAGTATGAAGGTGTTCTCGGATGTGCCGGACAAGTACCGCCGCAACTCTAGGGGGGAGTTGATTGCTCGCCCGTTCGCTTTCGCTCGTGTTTGTCACCCAAATAAGAATGGGCCGTGTGGTTTCTGCGCAATGCTCGCCTCTCGCGGTCCTGTGTACAAGTCCTCTGAGTCGGCTGGCATTAGGGCTGACAGGTACCACGATCACTGTTTCTGTACGTGTACTCCCGTTTTCACCTCCAAGCACTGGGAAGGGAAGGATCAGCAGGTCGGATTCGAACGCGTGTACAATGAGGTTGTGCGCGGCCAGGACCTTCATGGAGCTGATGCTAGGCGCGCAATGGACAAGTACTTCCGGGAGAAGCTGAAGGAGCGCAAATGAGCGACACCCCCGCGCCTGAGCCCTCCGTCGTTGAAGAGACTGACGGGCCCATCTCAACCACCGACTACCCCATTGAGCCTGCCGAGGAGGCCCTCGTTGAGACTCCTGAGACGGACGAGAAGACTCCTACGGAGGAAGCGCCGAAGGGCGATACGGAAGCTGCTGCGGATGAGGTGAGCGAGCTGCGCGCCCAGCTGGCCGCCCTCACCGAGAAGCTCGAGGCGAAGGAGGCAGCCGAGCGTGCCGCCGCCGAGCTCTCCGAGAAGGAGGGCCTCCTCTCCAAGGCCAACATCCCGGCCCGCTTCGCCTCATTCCTCAGCGGCGACAAAGACTCGTGGCAGGAGCAGGTAGACGCCCTCGCCACGCTGCGCGAGCAGGCAGACGCTACGCCCGCGCCTTCAGTCCCCCGCGACCCTGCGGTGGATGCAGACCTTGAGACCGAGGACGATGGCCTGAGCGAGGCGCTCGGGTTCTTCGGTCTCGCAGACCAGTAAGGAGGGCTAATGCCTGCACCTGCGTACAACCCCGACAACGAGGCCAAGATCGAGACCGTATCCAAGATTCTCGGCGCTAACGCTGGGAATGAGGCTGCGTTTCCCAAGTCCGTCGTAAAGGGCATCTGGGACAACGCCATGAATGGCTCTGTTGTCCAGTCCCTCGCCGGTAGTGTCCCCGTCTCCATCAACGGTACCGCTATCCCGATCCCGGTCGGCCAGCCCACCGCCGGTATCGTCCAGGAGGGCGGCCTGAAGCCGGTCGCTACCCTGTCCAGCAAGGTCAAGACCGTCACTCCGGTCAAGGCCGCCGTGATGATCCTCTACTCGGAGGAGACCGCTAAGGCTGACCCGCTCGGCGAGTACTCTCGCATCCAGCGGGCCCTCGGTGAGGCCATCGCTCGCGCCATCGACACTGCCGTCATCCACGGCATCGACGCGAACACCGGCACCGCCATCACCGGCAAGGAGGCTCTGACCTCCACCACGAAGGTGCAGGAGCTGGACTTGGCCTCCACCGCTACCGGCTACGTCACCAAGCAGCTGTCCGCCGCCTACGACAAGGTTGTGCTGGACGACGCGGACGAGGCCGAGTTCGGTTTCGACCACTTCCTCCTCGCCCCGAAGTTCCGCAGCAACCTGGTCAACGCCCTGGATGCTCAGGGTCGCCCGCTCTATCAGCAGGCCCCCGACATCACCGCGAAGTTCGGCACCGTCCTGGGTGTCCCGGCCACCTACTCTCGCGCCGTCTCAGGCTACGAGAAGGCCAAGGTTCCGGCCGCGAAACTCCTCGGTATCGGCGGCGACTTCAAGGACGCCCTGCGTCTCGGCTTCGTTGAGACCATCACCTACCGTAAGGCGACCGAGCGCGCCGGTGGCGTGGACCTCTTCGACCGCAACATGGGTGCGATCCTCGCTGAGGCCCAGTTCGGGTGGGTCCTGCGTGACCCGCGTGCGTTCGTGAAGATCACCAGCAAGTGACCCGGGTGGTGGCCGCTGGTTTCGGCTGGTGGCCACCCCGTGGCCAGAGTTCCTAAGGAGGTGGAGACGTGACGGTAGCAACACTGGATGATGTTCAGGGGTCGCTCATGCGGTACCTGGAGGATGATGAGAAGCCCTGGGTTCAGGCTCTTCTAGATCGGGCTGAGGCCCTGATCCTGTCGCGGATGCCGGATGCGGTGAACCGTTGTCGCGTGGACTACAGCTTCTCGGTCATCATGCGGATGGTTGAGGCCGAGTCTGTCTCCCGCGTCCTTAGGGCCCCTGGCGGCGGCCTCTACAAGTATGAGACCGAGGGTACCTACACCTATTCGGTGAATCAGGCTGTTGCTTCCGGCATCCTGGAGATTACTGACCGCGACTGGCAGGCCCTCAATGGTGGCGCCAGTGGCTGGGGTGTGGCTGGTGCGGAGATGGACGGGTATGCGCGCCGCACGCACCTGCTGGGCGCCCTGGAGGGGCCCCTGACGGTGGACCCGACCTATCTGCGTGGCCCTTCGGCCCTCGACTTTGCTGGCGACCACCCCGTCTATGACGAGGATGAGGTGGCGCTGTGGTAGGGTTCCGGCCCCGTCGTGGGCGCTACCTCGAGAATGGGCCCCACGTTGTTGAGGTGACGCTCGCTGTCGTTAAGGAGGGTCGCACTGGGCGACGCTTCGAGCGCGGGGAGACGTTCACGGTAGACAAGGTGCTGGTTCAGCCGTCCGCCGGTAACGCCCTGAAGGCTACAGAGAACCGTGTCATTCGTGGCGACCTGACGGACGAGACGACACTGAAGGTGTTCGGTACGGGCCGGAAGTGGCCTGGTGGCCCGCACTCGTGGGTGAAGATCGTGAAGGGCCCTGATTCCCTGGTGGGGAAGACGTTCCAGCAGGCGGGCGAGCCGCTCACCTACGATGCTTCCCCGATGACTAGGCATTGGTCTGTACGTTGCGACACGCTCGGAACGGAGTCAAAGTGATCGAGGCATACGACACTGAGGACGTACACGAGGATATTGCGGCTGTTGTGGCTCGTCAGCCTGAGTTCGCTGCCGCCGCCGCGAAGGTGTTCGCCGAGATTGAGGCCGCCGCTGCCGCGCACTTCCAGACGGGCGAGCTGTCTGCGTCGTTCAGCCTGAAGCAGGGGAAGGTGGACTGGTCAATATCCCCGTCCACCGACCATGATGCTGCGGTCGAGTTTGGCCACTACGTGTATCAGGACGCACAGGGACGCCGCACTAAGCGCGAGAACGCTAAGCACCGCACGTGGGTGCCCGGCATTAACGTCATGCGTGGCGTCGTGGCGGCGAACGGGGGGTTCTGATGGCCTACGTAAACCCCCTCCCGTTCATCTACCGGTACGTGAAGGATGCTGCCGCCGCAGGCGCCAGTGAGTGGCCGACCCTCTCACGGATCGTGTGGCGCACTCACGGCGACGTGGACGACCCCATGAATGAGCTCGTGTGCCGCGTTCAGATGACCATCTCCCGCATTCACCCGTCTGGGCCGACGTTCGCTGCAACCCAGATTAGGGCGCGCCTGTACATGACTGGCCCGGACGGGGATGAGGTGTCTGACGCGAGTGACGCCCTCGTGCAGGCCATTGAGAAAGCTTGGAGGTCAGGAATGGTGACCTCCGAAGGCTGGGCCACTTACCTCGAGTGGACCCAGCTGCCCACGCCGGAAACGGACATGGGTACGACCGCCGACTATATCAATATGGTTTCGTCCCTTCAGGTGACGGCCAGGAAGGGAGCCTGATGGCTAACCTCGGAAACAGCAAGATTCAGATCGCGGGCCGCGGGCACGTCTACTACGCCGCTCCCGACACGGAGGCCCCGAACCTCGACGGCTACGCCTTCGGTGATGGAACCACCCTGGAGGTGAACGGGTGGACCTGGCTGGGTGACACATCCAGCGAGAACCTGATCGAGTTCGAGTCCGACGGTGGGGATACCTCCACCAAGCGGACCTGGGACCGTCAGGGCGTCCGCTCCACCCGCGAGGACGTCACCAACAAGGTCACCATCAACGCCGTCAACCTCGGCGAAGACGTCATGAAGGTGGCATTCCCTGGCTCCACCTACGACGCCACCAAGCGTGCCTGGGACATTGAGCTCGACGCCTCCAGTGAGCGAGCCATCCTCGTTGTCGTAGAGGACGGCCGCATCGTCTCCGGCTACCTGTTCCGCCGCGTCTCCCTGGCCGGAAACATGCCGTCCCTGAGCCTGGACAACTTCACTGAGGTCAAGATCGCTGGCACGCTCCTGTCCCCCAACTCAGGCAAGACGCGCGTCCAGATGCTCGAGCCCCGCACCGTCACCGGCATCGGCACCGCCAAGCCGACCATTACTACCCTGACGCCCGCCTCGGGTGTGATCGGCGCGAAGGTCGTCATCGCTGGAACCAACTTCGATGGCGTCCGAGAGGTGAAGTTCGGCAACGTGGTCGCCACGTTCGAGAAGGACTCCGCCACCCAGATCACCACCCATGTTCCTCGCGGCGTGAACACGGGCGCACAGAACGTGATCGTCACGAACAACGTGGCCGCCTCCGACGGCAAGCAGTTCACCGTCAACTGACGGCCGATATACTAGGGGCGCCACCATATAGGGGTGTGTGGTGGCGCCCCTTCCAACACCCCGAACACCCCACTGGAAGGAATGTCGCATGGCTACCAAGAAGGCCGATAAGCTTCCCGAGTTCACGTCCCTTGATGGGCATGAGCTCTTGGTTTCCCCGCACGCTATTCGCCCGTCTAAGCGGATGCGCCTGACTGCCGTCCTAGCCCCCCTCATGGATGAGGATCCGGATTCTGTGAACCTGCTGGAGGTTCTCGCCGATGTCATGGAGGCCCTCGAGGATGGGGGGTTCATCAAGGACCTCGAGGCGTGGGATGAGTTCTACGACAAGTCCGACCTTGAGGCGATCGTCAACCTGGTCATGGCTTACGCGGGGGAAGCCGCAGGCGCCAAGGGCTAGACGAGTTCTTCGAGAAGCACCCGGAGGCTGCCGCTGATTTCTGGGCCTTGTACCGGATTGACGTGTTTGGGGCCTACCGGGTGTCTCTCGTCTCGCAGCTTCTTGAGCGCCTTCCGTATGAGCCGTGGAGTATGCATCGGGCGAAGGAACTTGGTGGCGAGAAGTGGTTTGGGTGGTCTCTGGAGTCGGAGTTCTCCGCCGAGGTTCTGGATCGCCTGGCCCTGCTTGTGAAGACCACTTCGGTAAATAAGGCGTCTTTGAAGGATTCAGAGATGGTCGATAGGCCCACCTCCAGTGGGTCGAGTGAGGTAGTATCGTCTCAGGATACTGCTGGCGTTGCCGCCTTGTTTGCGGCGCTAGGTTGAGAGGTTCGGGATGACCGGTAAGGGAACAGTTGGTAAGCTTTCCGTCAAGGTCGTCCCGGACCTCTCCCAGTTTGCGAGCCAACTCCGTAAGGACCTGAAGCGTATTCAGCGTGAGGTCAAGGACCTTGACATCAAGTTCAACGCTGAGGTTGAGCTCGATAAGGAATCACTGAAGAAGGCGCAGGAGGAGATCAACAAGGCTGACACTCGAGTCGGTGTCGGCGTTGATCTTAAGTCTGCCGAACTGGAGGCCCTGAAGAAGAAGCTTCAGCAGATCAAGGCTGAGGTTAAGGTTAATGCGAACCTGTCTGAGGAGCAGAAGAAGAAGCTTCAGGAGCGCCTAGATAATATTCGCACGCAGGTCAACCTGTCGGTGAGGCAGGGTGATATCGCCAAGCTCAAGCGTGACGTGCAGTCCGCCGCTGGTGACGTGAAGGCTGGGCTGACACTCAATGAGCGCGCGCTCCGGCAGGTGCAGGCCCGCATCAACAAGCTCAAGGCTGACATCCCCGTCAAGGCTGACCTTACCCCAGGGTCCGCTCAGGCCCTCAAGGCCCGTATCGCAGCCATCAAGGCTGACGTGGATGTGCACGCGAAGCTCTCTGAGGAGCAGAAGAAGAAGATCAAGCATGAGCTGAACAAGCTCGACGGTAAGGCCACTATCAACGCCGACCTGGATGACGGCAAGGCCCGCTTTGACCTGAAGCGCCTGACGCACTCAAGGTGGGTAACCATTAACGTGCGCCTCGGGAAGGCGTCTATGGCTCGCGCGCTCGCCCAGTTGAAGGCGCTCGCTGGCGGTAACGTGTTCGAGTCGATCGGCCGTAACCTGAATGACTTCCTCCGCAACCTGGATACCGCTGCGGTAAAGATGGGTGCCGTATCCACCCTCATTGGTGGTGCAGTGTCGGTGGTTGGCTCCGGCCTTGGTGTGTTCTCATCCTTGGCTGTCGGGTTGGCGAAGTCAACGCCCGCCCTCCTGGCTCTACCGGGCATCTTTGGTGCTGCCGCCGCCGGTGCTGGTGTCCTGATTGCTGCACTGAAGGATGCGAAGACTGTTCTTGCGGACCTTGGCCCCGCTTTCTCTGGCTTACAGAAGCAGATTTCGGGCGCGTACTGGGAGCAGGCTGCCCAGCCGATGCGTGACTTCGCTAACGTGGCGATCAATGAGCTCTCCCCTGTGCTTCAGTCTGTTGCCTCTAATCTGGGGTCGATGACGGCGGCGATTGCAGGTGCGGCCAGTGGCCACATTGCGGGTTTCCAGCAGTCCCTCACCTACTTGTCGCAGGCTCTTTCCCTGGGGTCCACGGGAGCTGCGTCGTTCACGAACGGTCTCCTCACGATGGGTGAGGTGGGTGCGAAGTTCCTCCCAAGCATTGCCCAGTGGGCGAACCAGTTGGCTGCCTCGTTTGAGCAGTGGGCTACGAAGGCCGCCAACTCGGGGAGGATGGAGGAGTCGATCCGGGCTGCCGCTAAGGCGTTCGGGACGATGAAGGACATCACCGTTGACCTGGGTGGCATCATTGGTGGCCTGTTCAGGGCGATGGCTAACGGGTCTGCCCCGATTGACTCGATCGCTACGGCCCTGGACCGGGCGAACGCGGCCGTGAATGGTCCCCTGTTTCAGGCTACCTTGTCGAACCTGTTCTCTGCGATGGGGCAGGCTGCGGGCCTGGCTTTCCGTGGAGTGGGTTCGCTCGGTGAGGCGTTCGTGTCTCTGGAGCCCACTCTAGGGAAGGTCATCCCCCTCATTGGTGGCACTCTTCAGACGGCCCTTCAGGGGATTGCGGCCGCCTTGGAGAATCCAGCGTTCCAGGATGGGCTCGTGAGCTTCTTCAATGGGCTCCTGACTGCTGTTCAGGCGCTCGCCCCGGCGATGCCTGCCTTGGGTGAGGCGTTCGGCGCTATCGCCACGGTGGCCGGGACGTTGTTGGCGGCGATCGCCCCCCTGGTGGCCCAGCTGGTTGAGGGACTGGCCCCGATCTTCCAGCAGCTGGTTCCGATCATCACGCCAATCATTGAGCAACTGTCGGCGGCGCTACTGCCGGTGATTCAGGCACTGGTGCCGGTGATCGCTGAGATCATCGCCCAGTTGGCTCCGATCATTGCGGAGCTACTGCCGCAGGTGCTGCCGGTTCTGTCGTCGATCATTCAGCAGTTGGCGGCTCTCCTTATCCCGGCGATCCAGCTGGTGGGGAAGGTTCTTCAGTGGCTCCTCCCGGTGGTGATTACTATCTGGCAGTCGATCACTACGTCTATCTCTGGCGCCATCACAGCCATCAAGGGCATCATTCAGGCTGTGCTCGGCCTGATTACCGGCAACTGGAGTCAGGCATGGGAGGGCGTCAAGAACATCGGCCGCGGCATCTGGACGTTCATTCAGGGGCAGTTCGGCGTGTTCGCGAACGCCATCTGGAACATCTCCAAGAGCGTTTGGGGCTGGATCGTGCAGAATGTGAGCTCCGCCTGGCAGTCCATAGTCTCCTACGTGACCGCAGGCATCAACAACGCCAAGTCGTGGATCAGTAACGGGTGGAACGCCGCCCTCGCGGTCACGCGTTCCATGTGGTCCCTGATCGTCAGTACGATCTCAACGTGGATCAATAACGCGATCAACTACGTGCGCAGCATGCCAACCAGCATCAGGAATGTATTCTCCGGCGCTGGGTCGTGGCTGTGGAATGCGGGTCAGAGCGTCATCAGGGGGTTCATCAATGGTCTCAAGTCCATGTTCAGCTCGGTCCAGAGTAGCCTCTCGTCCCTGACGAGCCTCCTCCCGTCATGGAAGGGCCCCGCCCCTGTTGATAAGGTTATCCTGAAGGATGCGGGTCAGTTGGTCATGAAGGGCTTCATTAACGGGCTTGAGTCCCAGTATGGGGCGGTCAGGAAGTCTCTCGAGAGCTTCACTGAAGACCTCGCCAACGACGTCTCTCCCGATATTGCGGCCTCCGTCTCGACGTCTTTCGAGAAGGCCAGGCCGTCACGCAAGGCCCTTAACTCACTTGCCGCCGCCGCCCCTGTCCCGGGCGATCAGCGGAACGGGGGGACGGTGAACATCACCAACTACTACCCACAGGCGCAGCGCGACTCCAAGACCCGTGACGATGTTGCCGACGGCATCCGTCTCGCCTCAAGCATCTAGGATGGTTCCATGAGTAGTGAGTACTCCCTGAATGGGGTTGACCTTGACCGGCCGGGGAAGTGGCGGGTCATGCAGGGGACCCTCCTGCCCGCGGTGGCGGAGCCGCGCCTAGAGTCCACTGAGGTGCCGTTCCGTAATGGCATCCTGAATGGGGCTGGCCTGAAGGTGGGGACCTTCAAGGTGACCGTCGCGTTCATGGTTGAGGGTGTGGATCGTGCCGACTTGGATAGGAACTGGCAGTCCCTCATGGCTGTTCTGAGGGCCTCAAACAAGCTGGCTACCCTGCAGCACCACCCGGCGGGTGTTAGCCCTCGCGAGACGCTCGTGCGACTCGTGAGCGCGTCTCAGCCGTCGTGGCGGTACGGGGAGTGGGCGATCGACACTACGGTCGTCTTCGAGGCTGTTGAGGGTGTCTGGAGGGACTCTACTGCGGTTGAGACTGACCTCAGTGACCTTGGGCGTCTCGCCGGTGGGGCCGCTCCTATCTCGGACGCTCTCTTCAAGCTCAAGCCGACCGCCAACCTTGCAACGATCACCGACGCAACTTCCGGCACGTCACTCACGTGGCGTGGCACCATGGAGCGCGATCAGAGGCTCCTCATCGACATCGGTAAGTACTCGGCCTGGAGGCAGGTTTCTGAACGCTGGTACCCGCTCCAGGGGGCATTCAATGCGTCCGCTGAGATCAGCATGTCCCCCGAGGGGCTCCAGCTCACCCCCAACCATGAGGGCAAGATCATCCTTCAGGTAGTGGGGGCTACGGGCAGTATCCAGGCGAGGAGGGCCTACTGATGCGTCGAGACTACTTCCCCGGGATGCAGCTGCGCGCCGTCGCATACGAGGTGCAGGGCGCGAAGATCGGCGTCATCCCCGACATCCTAGAGATGACGGTCACCACACCTAGGGGCAATACCCCCACCTTGTCCATGTCCTACGCACCTGGCCCTGACGCTATCCGCGGTAGTGTCCTGGAGCGCGAGGTCGAGGTCGCCGTGGAGGCCACCTTCAACGGCACCGACTGGGAGGAGGTGCCCGACTCGAGGTTCGTCACCCAGAAGACCGAACACAACCTCGTCAGCGACGGAACCGACTCCCGCAAGGTGCAGGCCATCCATGTCGGCGACTACCTTAAGGAAGCGCTCGTCTGGGACGTTCCCATCGAAGCGAAGGACAAGGAAGGCAAGTTCAAGTTCCTGTCCCGCAACGCAGGGACGATCATCAACACCGTGTGGCAGAACGCCGTCAAACGAGGGTGGGGCACTGGCCTAACCCTGGATGCCAGCACAACGAAGGACTCCGCGAACCAGGACTGGGCGAAGGTCGTCACCCTCTACTTCGACCCCACGATCAGCCTCCTCCAGATCGTGGACTCCCTACGCAACCTCGGCATGATCGACACGGTGTGGCAGGGTCGCACCTTCAAGCTCTACAACGCCGACACATCACAGGCCCGCGATCTCACGGCGTCGAAGCGCTGGCCATTGGCCACCACCCTGACCGGAGCCCCGGAGGCGGCCACATGGGCGGACATGTGCACCGACGTCCTCGTGAAGGGGGAGGGGGGTCGCACCTGGCTCATCCACAACGACCTCGCCCCCCGCGGCATGCGCAGGGTGGAGAAGGTCGTCGAGGCGGGCGGCGTGGAGCTCGAGGCGACAGCGCGCCTAGTCGCCGAGGCTACGCTCAAGTCCGGTGCGCACGTGAGCGAGGAGATCAAACGCGAGTGGGCTGCCACCGACGTTCACCTCCTCCCGTGGGCGGATTACCGCCTAGGTGACTGGATCATGGTTGAGCGCGCCCAGGGGATGGAGCGCCTCCAGGTCGCGCAGATCAGCGTCACCCAGAAGGACGGGATGGTGGTGGGGCACACCACCTTCGGCACGGTCCTGGATAGTCTCCTGGGGCGCTTGACGAAGCGCACGAAGGGCATCGTGGGTCTAGCGTCCACGTCTGGTAGTGGCGTGCGACCGCAACCTCAGGCATCCAAGTATTGGCCCCTCCCCCCGCAGGGGCTCGTCGGCTCCAGTAGGGCGGTCACGAACAGCGAAGGGTGGGTGCAGGCCCTCGTAGACCTTCAGTGGGGGCGAGTTGACACGGACACTCTCGGCAACGCTGTAGAGGTGACCTCCTATGAGGTGTCATGGCAACTCCCCATGTTCGGCTCCACCATTGCGGGCTCCATGGTTGTTCGAGGTGGCGATGCCACGTCAGCGACGATCGGCCCCCTCGAGCCGGGAGTGGAGTACCGCTTCTCTGTGCGCGCGCAGTCCAGTAACGCGACCGGGGCGTGGTCTCACCCGCTCTCCCTGAAGACCGCACAGGATGTCACCCCACCTCCAGTCCCCTCTAAGCCGACATTGTCGCAGTCACTAGGTGTCCTCCAGGTGTGGTGGGACTACTCGGGTGCAGACGGCCAGAACATGCCAGCCGACTTCGCTGGCGTTGAAGTGTCCGTCCAGCATCCAGGGATTTCTCCCGCGAAGTTCGCCAACATGATTGCCCCCATGCAGCGCGTATCTCTGGCTGGCCTCGAGGTGAGAGACTATGAGGTTTGCCTACGCTCCTATGACCGGGCGGGCAACAAGTCCGACTGGGGGCCCAAGGCTACCATCACTCTCGAGGCGAACATTGACACCAATGCGATCGTTCGCAGCGTTGAGGAGAAGCTGGCCGCCAGTGATGTTCTCCAGCGGACCGCTCGCGTTGAGGCTTTGAAGGAGACGCAGAAGCTCTCCGAGGCTATGACCCAGGTGGCGGTATCATTGGTGGAGACAGGCCCCTACCCGCCAGACAGGGGCATTGTGGACAAGACGCAATGGGTGTCCCCGGATGCTCGCGTGTTCACGCTAAGGAAGAGGGGAGACTGACGTGCCGTATCAGGCGAACGTTTGGAAGGATGGTCCCGACGGACGCACTCCGATTACTGCCGCGAAGCTCACGAAGATCGAGGACGGTGTTGCTGCCGCCCAGGCCGAAGCGGAGAAGGCAAACACTTCAGCTACTGCCGCTCGCGCATCCTTGGAGAACGTCAACAACTCCTACCTCTCGATCCTGAATGCGATCGTCCCTATCGGTGCGGTCCTCCCCTACTATGGGGGTGAGGCACCTAGGGGGTGGCTGCTCTGCTACGGCCAGCAGGTGAGTCGCACAGAGTATCCCGAGTTGTTCAGGGTGATCGGCACGCGCGCTGGCGCCGGGAATGGGTCAACCACGTTCAATGTGCCTGACATTCGCGGGCGAGTTATTTACGGCCAGGGTACGACTGGTTTCACGCAGACCATTGGCGCGACAGTTGGTGAAACCCACCACCAACTGACTGTTGCTGAGCTCCCTGCCCACGGCCACGAGGTCGTAGACTTCAACAACCGCTCCTCCTATTACCGTGCGGCAGTGTCAAACACTGACATTGGAATTAACGACAACGGTAACGGCTACACTTACGCTACCTCGTCGGGCACCAACAAGTTCGAGCGCCGCCCCTACGCTAACGACGTTGGCGGCAACACCCCAATCCCGATCCGCCCCAGCGGCTCCGTGGCCGTAATGATTATCCGCGCTAAGTGAGGTGAATTGTGGCCGAAATCAAGGACGAGTACATTCAGTGGCCTGGTGAGGCCACATTCCCTAGCGAGGACACTACCCCAGCGTATGACCGGTATGCTAACGGCAACTCGACTGTTCACTCCCATAAGGGGTGGGAGTGGGTTGAGTCCGATAACCCGTTCCAGAAGGCTGCCGCAGCTCTCGCCCAGTCCACTATCGAGGCGTCTATTCGACGCGTGCGCACCACGTTCGGCCAGGTGTTCTACCAGAAGGGGAACGCGACAGATAAGCCAGACTTCCCCGGCGAAGCATACGGGGATACCGCGCGCATTCAGGACCCGTCTACCCTGGATATTGTTGCCGAATGGAAGTGGAATGGTCTCGACTGGGAGCGGGCCCGCGTCTCGGGGGAGCAGATAAGCAACCTGGATGTGGGGCGCCTGACCGCAGGCTCCGCAGCGATCAACGACCTTGCTGCCCGCCGCATCGCTGGCGACATCGGCAAGTTCCTTCAGCTCACCACCGACCAGCTCACCGTGACCGGGAATGCGTCGTTCGTTGACCTGACCGCGAAGCACGTGTGGACGCGCATCATTAACGCACGCCAGGGTGAGTTCGAGAAGATCAAGGCGGGCATGCTCGACGCCAACTCGGTGAGTGCGTCTAACATTCAGGGTGGCGCGATTGATGGTCAGGTGATTACTGGGGCCACCATCCAGACCGACAGGTCCCCAACCCATGGACTAAAGATCGACTCCACAGGAATCCGCGCCTACACCGGCAGGTCGAGCGAAACATCCTTCGAGGTGAACGCCTCAAATGGGAGGGTTAAAGTGCTCGGCGAGGTCGGCATCCAGGACACGTGGTCTATCGCCAAGTTCACGGACATTATTGAAGTCCAGTCAGGAAATGACGTTGGGCAACGAGGAGACCGCTGGGGTGTGGGAATCCTCATGAACGGCAAGACATTCCCATACAAGTACCCCGCCCTGATTACATACAAGGAAGACCCGACCAACGCCGGGGGAATCCTATACTTCCAGGCACCATCCAGCTACGACAGTTCCACCCCAAACATGCGCCTATCGACCACAGGTCTGAGCGTGTACTCAGGTAAGACTTCCGCCTGGTCTATGAACCTTAGTCGTAGCGGGTTCGGCGCTAGCGCCCCAGGAAAAGGGGGCATCCAGGTCAACGACTATATGGGGTCAATCACTGTCGGCGGCTACGATGCGCACCTATACATCCAGGGCGACGTGTTTCGACTGCGATCCACTCAGGACCGATGGAAAGCAGTGTGGTGCAACGGTAACGCCGTAGTCATGGGATGGGATCAAACCCATCAGGCTATCGTTGACAGGGATGGGTTTCGCGCCGTTGGAGGCAAGAACTTCATTATGCGCGTGCCAGGGGAGTGGCAGAAGCGCCACATGATGCTCCAGCACGCTAGCACCGAGTCGCCGCACGACGGCATTGAATACTGGGAGAACGTTGAACTTAACAGCGAAGGGCGTGCCACGTGGGTCCTCCCTGACTACATTCCGAAGATCGCCTCCCCGACGGCGCCATGGATTGTCCTTACGTCGTCATCCGCATCAGCCAAGCTAACTCAAGCCGGGTATGGCGTGGACGCAGCCCCCTGGTCGGTTGAGGTAGTCGGTCAGCCTGGCGAAACCGTTGCCGTCCTCGTCAAGGGTGCTCGACAGATAGACGAATGGGACATGAAAACCGATCATGTCGCCCTTCGTGACCGCTCCAAGGAATCAGAGTGGGTTCTCCCTCCTGCGGCCAGCCCAGATGACGAGGGGGCGGTTAGCAGTGCCGTCGCCTATGATGGTCGAGGAGGGTATGGGCCCTCACCTACCCCGCCCCCAGAGCCCCCAACCGATAGTCCTCAGGGAGAATCATGACACCCCAGACGCAGCAGATTGACGCCATGGCAGTAATCGATGCCATGGCAATGGAGATTGCAGCACTAACGAAGCGCGCAGTGATCGCAGAACAGCAGATTGCATCCCTTATGGGTTCAACCGAGAAGGAGAGTAAGTGACAGTTCAGACTGTGGCGGCCCGCGTGGCCCGCCAGATTTGCGACAACGAGAACGTTGGGTACTCGCAGCCCGACCGGCGCACATGGTACGCGAATGCCGACTGGGCGGGGCACGTGAGCTCACCCCAGAATGCCGACTGCTCCAGCCTTGTGTGCGGAGCCATCTGTTACGGCATCCATGACACCTACGGGGCCCGCTGGGGCCACCCCGCACTCCCTGAAATAAATGACCACTGGACGGGGAATATGCGCCCCGGTCTGGAGGCTCGTGGTTTCAATGATGCCCCGTGGGCGGACTCTGACCTGACGCCTGCGGGCGGATTCAAGGTCGGTGATGTGATCCTGTCTGCACCGAATGAGGGTGGTGTTGGTCACGTGGTCATCGCCGTTGAAGATGGCTATGACCCGCTCGTGTCTGAGGCTTGGATCGCTGAGGATGGAAGCATTGATGGCTACCTCGGCGATCAGACTGGGGGTGAGACGCGCACTGTCCGCTACTCCACCCACCCGCACACCCGGAATGGGGCGTGGACTAGCTGCCATCGTTTCGATGAGGGGAAGTTCCTTCAGCAGTGGCCGGAGTTTCGTCAGACTCAGGCGGCCGCCCCGAAGGCCCAGGCTACTGCTCCGGCGGCTTCCTCCGCTCCGGCGCATGCGCACGGTATCGACATCTCCAGCCATCAGGGTGGCTCCAATATTGGGGCACTGTGGGCTGACTTCGTGATCGTGAAGGCCACTGAGGATGATGACTACATGAATCCCTACATGGGGTCGCAGGCTAACGCCGCCCTCGGGGCGAGTAAGCGCCTGGGGTTCTACCACTTCGCCCGCCCTGGTGACGCGGCCGCCCAGGCTCGCTACTTCGTGGATGCCGTGCGCGGCTATGTCGGCAAGGCCACTCTGTGGCTTGACTGGGAGGCGAACGCCGTTCCGCAGGGTCCCGGTTGGGCGAAGACCTTCCTTGACACTGTGCGATCCCTGACGGGCTCCACGCCGGGTATCTATATGAACGGGTCTGCCGTCAATGGCTACGACTGGTCTGCGGTGGCCCGCGAGTACCCGCTCTGGTATGCGGGCGGCCCGGACTACTCGGACTATGGGTCCTCCTACAGTGACCCTGCTGTCCCGTCCGTCTCCTACTGGGGGTCCCCCCTGATTCATCAGTACACGGAGGATGGTAGGTTGCCCGGCTACAACGGGACGCTCGACCTGAATCGCCTGCGCGACCGCGCCACGTGGGACCGGATGATCGGCGGCGGCCAGGTCATCTCCGGTGCTCCCGCCCCGGTGTCCACTTCAGGCGCCCTGCAGGTGGATGGCGAGTACGGGCCTGCTACGGTGAAGCGCCTCATTGACGTCTTCGCGCCCGGCTACAACGAGACGTTCGCTGTGGCTAACCTGCGCCGCTACCTGAACAGTACGGTTTCCGCCAACTCGCAGCGCATGCTCATTGGGGCAGACAAGCTCCCTGAGGATCGCGGATGGGATTCGCATGTTGTTCGCGTCTTCCAGTACTGGGCCTGGTGCTGGGTGAAGCCCGCCGCCCCTGAGGTGTGGGCTCGATTCGCTGACGGTTGGAGCTTCGGCGAGTATGTGGACGGCGAGCCTGGTGAGGCTACGTGGGCTGCCCTTCAGGAGGCCCTGAACCGGTCACGCCCGGGGTCGTTCCGGCTTATGTGAGCGCGTTTGACGCAGTGTAAACTAGGGGGTGGGGCAGAAGTCCTGCCCCCTAGTTGCATTTGAAGGGGTGAATGCATGAGCATTTACACTCGCGCCTCATTCTGGTCCGGTGTCCTTGATCGGGCAATTAAGACCTTCGCTCAGACTCTCCTGGGCTCCGTCGTTATTGGTGTCGGAGTTCTCGACATTGACTGGAAGGGCGCCCTCGGTATTACGGCGACTGCCGTGCTTGCCAGCGTCCTTACCTCTGTCGCTGACGCTAAGGAGACCGACAAGGGTATCGCCACGGCCCCCATCGAGTACACTCCTCGTCACGCGGGCTGAGTGACCATGCAGCCAGTAGAGAGCGTCTTGCCGATAGGGCAAATCCTCACATCTCCTGATCTCATTGCGGCTACAGTCGCCCTGCTGGCTGCACTGGTTGCCCGCCTCGCAAGTAGACTTAAGAGGCAGCAGGCACTGAACGAGGAGCGACTGGAGCGCCTGGGTGTCCACGTCGCCCGCGCTGCCGACGCCGCCGAATCCGCATCCGAGGGGGTGCACAACAACCACTCCACCAACCTGCGAGACGACCTAGACATGCGCTTCGATGACCTGACTTCTAAGATGGATGCCCTCACTGAGGTTGTGGGGGCTCTCAGGGATAGCGTGAGTGAGCAGTCGCACAGGCTCCAGGGCTTGGAGGGACAGGTTGAGGGTGTCAGGAATGATGCCCGTACTGACAGAGCTCACCTTTACGACGAGGTATCTAACCTTCATGATCGGATTGATAGAGTGAAGGTTGTAACGAACCTGCGTCGGGAGGGCTCATGACCCAAGGATACGCGCGCATCACAGGTAAGGTGGCCGGCCCTGAGGGGCTGGGCCGCATGGGGAGTGTCGAGTTCACTCCGCTCCCCCAGTACAAGGGCGTTGAGGTGGACTCCACTAACGCCCTCATAGCCCACTATGCGGCAGGTAGGCTACGCTCCGATGGTGTCATGGTCGACCACGACGGCAATCCTGGCCTGCATATTGCTGCCCCATTCTCGCTCCCTGACAAGGAGTGCAACTACCGGGTGCGCGTCAACATCCCCGGCGACACTGGCCTAACCCGCTGCATCAACGCCCGCATCATCGCAGGAACCGAGGTCGACCTCGTAGACATCTTCTCCGGGGTGGCGGTGGAGGACCCGTCCGATCGTGACGGCCGCCGCGTCCGCGACATTGGCGACGGCACCCTGGAAGCAATCAACGCCCCCGACGTGATCGAGGTCGGGGACGGAGTACTCGCATGGAGGACGAATGACTAACCTGACTTGGTACAGCACAGAGAAGGCTGACCGGACGTTCGCCACTAAGGCGGAACTGGAGCAGCTGCGTAAGGCGACTGAGGGGCGCACCCCTGACGTGTCTGCGTTAGCCACGAAGGAGGAGGTGACTCGCGGGGACGACTCCCTGTCTTCACGTATTGAGGCGGTGAAGGCCACCGCTGACGGCGCCCTCCCTAAGACGGAGGCCACCTCCACGTACGCCACGAAGGAGGAAGCACTGGCGTCGGAGCGGAAGCTCGGCGAGCGCATCGACTCCATGTCCACCACGGCCGCCACAAAGGCGGAGCTGACCCAGTACGCCACCAGCAAGGCCGTGGCTGACACCTACGCCACCAAGGAGGCCCTTGGCGCATACCTGAAGAGCGAGGATGCCGCCAGCACCTACGCCACGAAGGCGGCTCTCGCGCAGGCCCAGCTTGCAGGCGGGGGGCAGGGTGCCCCTGACCTGTCTGGGTTTGCTACGAAGTCGGAGATGCGTCAGGCTGATGACGCTCTCGGCGTGAAGATTGAGGGAGTGAAGTCCACGGCCACTGCCGCTCTCTCGAAGGATGAGGCATCCTCAACCTACGCCACGAAGAGCTCCCTGGAGGCCGTGAAGGGGTCTATCCCGACGGTCCCTGACACTTCCCGCTTCGTCACCACCGATGTGGCTGACGGTAAGTACGCCAAGAAGACGGACCTCACCCAGTATGTGACCGCCTCCACGGCAGACAGTAAGTACGCCACCCAGGCGGGGCTCTCCGACTACATGACGAAGAGCGATGCGGCTGCCACTTACTCGACGAAGGTGCAGGCCGCCGCCATGGGTGACAGTATCCGCAACGCGCGGGCGATCGCTGACGCGGCTCTCCCGAAGGTGGAGGCTGCCAGCACCTATGCCACGAAGGCTGAGCTCAGCCAGGCTCAGGCTGGCGGTCACGTGGACCTCTCCTCCTACCTGACCAGAGATGACGCCTACAATAACTTCGTGCAGAGTAGTTTCCTGGACAGGAAGCTGGAACTGTATGCGACCTTGGAGGCGTCCAACGCCGTCGCCCGCCGCGTAGACGCCCTATCCAAGACCATCACCCCCTTCGAGGCCGGTGAACGCTACTACAGCCCCGTCACCTACTTCTGGCCTGACTACTACGAGGACGGCAAGCCCGGCAATACCTCGAAGTGGGCCAGCATCCTGAAGTTCGCGGGCTCCCTCGGTATCGTCATCCTGAACCGCAACAGCGGCAACTGGGATGAGTTCAACGTTGACTTCAAGAAGCAGGCCGAGCTAGCACTCGCGGCCGGTGCGAAGCGCGCCGTGTTCTACGTGAAGACCCAGTACCTCGCTGCGACCCTCCCTCCGGGTGACCCTGGACGTAACAACATCCCCGACGTGGACAAGTACACGGAGGAGTACATTCTCTCCCAGATCGAGAAGGCCCAGACCCAGTATGGGGACGTCTGCCAGGGCGTGTTCCTCGATGAGGCCATCAACGGCTGGGGCGCCCAGACTGGCCGTATCCCCGCGTACAAGAGCCTGATCGACAAGATCAGGGCCCGGTACGGTAAGGAGTTCCTCATCGTCATCAACTCGGGGTCGAACATCTCCGAGGAGATGTGCCGCCTCGACTTCGATGTGTGCATGATGTTCGAGAAGGACGCCACGGCGTTCCTGAATGAGGATCAGGGCACCCCGATCCTCCCGGACCACATGAAGGCGTACCCCTCGACTCGCTGGTGGGCGGTCGTCCATGGCGTCACCTCCGAGAATTACAAGAGCGTGTTTGACAAGGCCGACAAGCTCGGCATCGCTCACCTGTACATCACGGACGGACAGTTGCGTGAGGACCCGCAGCAGGGTGGCCAGTGGGCTCCGGTCGGCAACCCCTACGCAAACCCGCCGTCGCAGCACATCCTTGACCTTGTGGTGCCGTGGCTGAAGGGGTACCTCCCCTTGAAGCTTGAGGTGGACGAGCTCAGGGTTCGCCCCAAGGTTCTCTCGCTCGGTAAGCGCGAGGCGGTCCCGGCGGGCACTCCGGCAGGTACGATCATCGTCAGGAAGGACGCATAGTGGCAGACAGTATCTTCCCAGTTCTGGGCGCCTGGTGGCGCAGTAAGGGCTCCCGGCAGGGCGATGGGGCGTCCCTGCCTGCGGGCGCCTCCACCACACCCTACGACGGTGCGGCAATGCCCGTCGGCTCCCGCAGGTTCACCTTCGAGTTCGACTATCAGGACACTGCTGATGCCCGCGTTGACCTTCGTGTGAACTGGTTCAACGACAACAAGGTGAAGATCAACGGGCCGTTCAATATCGCTACCGTCGCGCTCCCGCAGGGGCAGACGAAGATGGTGGCTGAGGTTGAGCTGCCCGCCAGTACGGCCCCCAGGTGGCTGCCGTCTATCGGCGTCCCGACTGATTCCGGTGACGTGGCGATCTCGTCCTTGAAGATCTACGAGACGCCCGTCAAGGCGCAGCCGGTGTTCGTGTGGGATGGGGCGCGCGAGGTGGCCGCCACGATCACCGTGTGGGATGGTGTCCGTGAGGTGCCCGCAAGTATCGAGTTCCAGGCGTAAGGAGACGCATGTCAGAGGGAAATCAGGCCCAGTGCCTGCCGTCGCAAGTGACCATCAACATCGGGGCGTCGGGGGTGAAGGTCAACGACGGGGAGCCCCAGGTTGACACCTCCAAGCTGGCAACGAAGGAGGAACTTGCCGGTAAGGCCACGAAGGCTGACGTCAGTGCTGTCGACGTGAAGGTGGAGCAGGTTCGCACGGTCGCCGGTAAGGCCGCGGCGGATGCCGTGGAGGCCAAGGCGGTCGCCGGTAAGGCGCTCACGAAGGAGGGGGCCGACGCTGCCTATGCGACTAAGGCTCAGGTGGCTGCGATGGGTGACTCGATCCGGGCTACCCGATCGGCCGCGGAGCAGACGAAGGCTGACGGGGAGGCCACGAAGCGCATCGCTGAGCACGCCGAGGCGCTGACTCAGCAGCTGGCCCGCAACATGGTCCGGTTCGCTCCGGTGATCCGCCTCGACAAGGGGCAGGCGGTCCCCGCAGACACGCCGCTCGGAACGATCATCGTCCGCCCGGCCGCACCCATCTCAACCAATCCGAACCTGTTCCCCCCGATCAGCGAGTGGCCGAAGATCAACGCCGCTGAGACTGGGGATGGTGTGCGCCTGGACTTCCAGCACCAGATTCTCTCCACTGGGCTCGAGCAGCTGCGACCCTCGGCCGGGAAGTGGCACATGACTCTCCGCTACTCGTTCCCAGGCGGCAACTTCGGTGAGGAGACCGGGCAGGCGAACCTGTACACGGTGCGCCGCTTCCAAGAGGAGGGCCACCCCGCGCAGGCTGACTCTGGGGCGAAGATCGCCACCCTGGAGGTCCGTAAGGGCGAGCACCTGGTGCTTGAGCTCGACATTGAGCCGAAGGTGGTTGACCCGAAGGTTGGCGACACGTGGGGTGTCTGGCTGGAGGCGCCGATCCCGTCGCTGATGATTCATGACCTGGTGATCCGTAAGGTCGCCTGAGGCAATACAAGGCCCTGACACGCGATGTGTCAGGGCCTTGTCCTCTATAGGGGAGAGTTCAGTGCCCTCCACATGCCTAAGGCGCCCTGAGTCGGTACCACCCCGTTCCCCAGGAGCCTCCGCTCCGCCGAGACCTTCAGGCCGGCACCGGTCACCCATCCCTCTGGAAGGAGCATCATGCGCTCCATCTCACGGGCAGCCTCGGAGGGTTCCGGGCACCTCAGAGCCTGATAGAGAGACTGCCCGTGCCCGTTTCCGTTACCGTGCTTTCGGCGCTGAGCCTCTCGCCACTCCTCCCAGCCTTCGGGAGAACGGCCCCACCCCATATCGACGACGGTAGGGGTGGGGAGGAGATCGGATGGCCTCTCCTCCAAGGTCTCCGGTTTTACCGCCCTGCCCAGGAGGTCGGACCCGGCCCCGCGTGCGGCGATGAGGAACACCCGGGCCCTGCGGTGACGTGCCCCGACCTCCCATGCCTCGGCCCTTCCCCACTGAACGGAGAATCCGTACCGGGCCAGCTCGTAGTCAATCCGGTCCCGATACTTCAAGGCCTGAGGTACGTTCTCGATGATGAGTGCCGAGGCCCCGCTCAGGTGGCCGATCTCCGCGCACCTGAAGAACAGGCCTGATCGGCTGCCGCTGAGCCCGGCCCCGTTCCCGGCCCGTGACAGGTCCTGGCACGGAAAACCGAACGTGACTAGGTCAGCCCTAGCATCATCCAGGCCCGAGTCGTGGACGTCCTTGAACTGGCGAACCTGGGGCCAGTGCCTGGCCAGGACGGTTCGGGATGGTCCGTAGTTGTCACACACTGCGACCATCTCAAGGAGTGCGGATGGGAAGGCATGGGACAGGGCGAGGTCGAGCCCCCCATATCCAGAGCAAAGTGATAGAACTCTCATGATTTCCTTATGGGTGGGTCAGGAGTAGAACTCCCAGGATGATGCATTCCCGCTCTGTGCCTCGAAGGTGAGGATTGCGGGCTTGGTGGAGTCGCCTGACAGGTTGGTCCACCAGTCGGAGCCGCGATCGGCGGAGGGGCAGGAGATGATCCAGCGGGCATCCCCGGCCTGACTCACGGCGAAGTTGTGCCAGTGCCCGTGGACTAGGACTCTGGCGTCGTAGAGGCCGCTCCTGCGGCCGAACGCGAGGTCCCTGAACCACCCTGGCACCTTGGACTGCGAGCCCGCCAGATGGCCGTGTGTGAAGCCGATGCGGGTGCCGTCTGCAGCGTCCACGGTGACGGCTTCCTCCCACTTCTCGGGACGGAAGAACTTCACGTGCTCGTAGCCAGGTCGGCCCGCGATGATGTCCTCAATGTTCTTGGAGATCATGATTCCGAAGTCGTCATCGGGGGCGTTGGCGCGACTGTTCTTGCCGGGGCCGGTGCGGACGGCGCAGTGGTTGGATGGGACGGCCACGTAGTAGAGGGATGAGCAGAGGGGGGCGAATGCTTGGAGGGCCTCGGCGTAGAGGCGCTGCACGGTCCTGATCTGGTCGGTGAGGGACAGGTCGTTGGTCTGCGCCTGGCTGGCGACGTTCCAGAACCCCTCCGTGGAGTCCCCCACGTCGGCGAGGATGATGCGCTTATAGGGACCGCGGAAGCGGATGTCGTCAGCGATGTCGCGAATGGCTCGCCTGACGAGTCGGATTGTGTCCTCAGTGCCTCCGCCACTTCCGACCTTCCCAAGCTGAAAGTCGGCGAGGCAGACGACCTTCGTGGAGGCATCGGACACCTTGGTGGGCTTGGGAAGGATAGGCTCATGGAAGACGTGGGCGAGGTCCTCGTAGGAGAGGCGCTTAGCCTCGGCCATCTCGGCAGTGCCGGGCTTCCATGTGATCTTCTCATAGGAGCCGTCGGGGAGGCGGATGGTCTTCCCGCGATGCACGATGGCATCCACGGGGACATCGTTGAAGAATGCGTCGTGTCCCATGTCTGGGGCGCCGCGGCGCTTCAGTTTGGCGCGGTGGCGTCGGACGGAGGCTTCTGAGACGTTGAAGCGTTCGGCGAGCTCCACGTTACTGGCGCGCTGGTCCTCGGGGAGGAGGTCGTTCTCGATGATGGCTTCATCAAGGGGTGTCATTGGTGTCTTGTCTTTCTGTCCAGAGTATGGCAACGGCCCGGGGAGACGTCGTAGTCAATCCCCAGGCCGTTCACCTATCCCACATCCAGCGGAATCACTCACCGGAATGGTTGTAGTCTAGCGCCCCGACGAGCGCCTTGCAAGGGCTAACTGAGACGTATGCTGTCCTGTAACCTTGTCGCCGCCACTTCCATGTGAGGTATCGGGCGAGGGGCTTCCAGGTGCAGCGCACATCCACGTATCGCCATGTCTTGGTCACTTCTCCTCCTTGTGTTGGCTGCACAGGCAGTGGCCGTCGTCAGTGAGTTCTACATCCCAACCACGCTGGAGCAGCCAACTCTCAAGCTCGACGCGATTATGTTGCGTTGTTGTGCTGGGGATGATGTCAATGCCGTTCGTCTTGCCGCACTTGTCGCATTTAACGAGGGCTTGAGGCTTCTTGCTCCAGATGCTGAATGCCCTGTAGATGCAGGTCACTTCTGCCTCCTGCATGCTCCACAGATTGCAGACTCGGCCCCGACTTTCCAGCCGAGAGTGCGGGCCGTGGTCTTGATGGTTGACTCGACAGCCACCCACGGCTTGGTGCGTGGGTGTGCCTGCTCGATGCGGGTGATGCCACACTGGGTGCAGCCCATTTTGGCGACCCACTGGTTCCCGTGAAGCTTGATGTTCACCATGCGCAGCCACTCCCAAATGGAGAGTAGTCGGCCTCCGCCATGACGTGCTCGGCACTCAGGTGCGACAACTCGGGGTGGTGTCGCAGTAGGTTCGCGAGCTCAATGCCATTTACGGCCTTGGCCCAGTCGCTAAGGCCGCGCATGATTCGGTGCCAGTGAATGCTTAGACCGCCGTGCAACATCTCTGCGTAAAGGGTCCCACCGATGGTGACCCGTAGTGCAGGAGTATTGCCGAGGAGGTCAAGATGCCACTCACCTAAGTCGTCGTATCCGCCCCCTTCGTGAACTGCCGTAATAACGATTCTGCCGCTACCGATAGTGTAGCTCAAAAGGTGTTCCGGGCGGTGACTTACTATAGCCTTGGCTATATCCCGGACCTGCCCTTCCGTCAATGCATGAATGTTCTCAGCGCCCACGATTGCGCCCTTTCTGTGTTGATGTGGGTGGCGGCCCATTGCTCGTAGTGCTCAGCGTCTGGGCCGCCATAGGTTGGTTGTGTTGCGGCTTCTACCTCGTCGAGGATGAGCCAGCAATCCGGGCAGTACCGGAGGGACCAGTGGTAGGTTCCATCCTTCCAAGTGTCCCTCCGGTACATGAGGCCCTGCCTGATTGTGGTGAAGCAGGCGTCGCAGATGACCTGCCCCCTGGAGTGGGGGTGGGTCATCTTGTGTTTGAGTTGCCGCACTAGCGGTTCACGTAGTATGCGGCAATAGTGCGGGAGACATACCAGATGAGGCCGATTACACAAGCCACCTTAGCTGGCCACCACGGCAAGAAGATTGCCCCGGCCACAAACGCAATCAGCAAGGCCGCGTTTACGGTCAGCACAGCAACGCCGTTGAACATAATGGCCTTCTCGTAGTCAGTCATGATGAGTGCTCCTTTCAGAAGGGGGCGCCAGCCTGCGCCCAGGGGTCACCCTGCTGGCCACCCATGGGGGCGTTGAACCCGGTCTGCTGCTGGTTGTTGCGTCGGGGGATGACGCCACGGAAGCGGGGGAACTTCACCTCCAGTCTGGTGCGCCTCTGGCCGTTATTGTCGTCCCACCCTCGCTGGATGAGGAGGCCGGTCACGGTCACCTTGTCGCCCTTCTTGAGGGTGTCGGCTAGGTGGCCGTGCTGTTCGCCCCAGAAGGAGGCGGTCACCCAGAGGGGGTCGCCGTCGTCCTCCCAACTGCCGTCCTGGGTCTTGCGGTATGAGGTGGCGGCGATGCTGAGCTCGGTGATCTGCTGGCCGCTCTGCGTGTACTTGACCTCGGGGTCCTGGCCGAGGTTGCCTTCGACGGTGATGTCGCATGCCATGGTTAGTTGTCCTTTCGGATGGGGGAGAAGAGTTTCTTAATGTCCTCTTCGAGGACGTGGATGGTGGGGTTTCCGAGGAAGCGGAAGGTGGGTACCTTGTGCTTCTGGATGTGTCGGTCGAGTGTTCGGCGGGTGATGCCGAGTTGGTTGGCTGCCTCGTTCTTGGTGAGGTAGCCGGGGACGGTTTTCATTGGTGTCCTTTCAGGAGGGTGGCGAGGTCTCTGAGTGTCATTGTAGCCCATTGTTGGCCAGGCTTGGCAACTCCGTGACGCTTGTGGACAACGATGCCGACTAGGGCGCCCGCGTTCTCGGCCTCAACCTGGGCCTCTCGAGTCCACTTCGGAAGGTCCATGCGGGCGACATCCTTGCATTCGATGACGACCTTGTGGTCGCCCATGCGGACGTTGGCGATATCGCCCTTGTCTTTGGCTCCAGTCTTAGGGGCGCGGTCGATCCTGTCGTCGTCCAACTCCTCAGCGAGGTAGTCGGCGACAATTCTCTCGAACCGCGCCCCTGCAGCCTTGGCGCTCTTACGGGAGCGAGTCAAGGTGCTCCTCCTGGACCAACCTGAGCTGGAGCTCCAGGGTGGTGACCCTCAGTTCCAGGTAGTCTCGCTGGATGGCTACGTTGACATAGGCCCCCAGAGATATGAGAGCAACCACGATGGTGGCGGCCAGTAGGGCGATCATGACTCCTCCTTGGGCGTGTAGACAATGGTGTACGGGGCCCACTCTTCATCAAGGTACCCCAGGAACGCCCCCTCGATGCATGCCCACCCAGAGTCTTCGAGCTGCCAAGCATCCCCGTCGCAATCAAGGACCACGCTCCCGACTGGGAGCTTGTCGCAGTCTGCGTCGTATCGACGCTGCCGGGATGTCTCAACCTCTTCAAGGAGGGCGTTATAGCGGGCATTCCATGCCTCTGTTGACTCAGCCTGATCCTCCAACTGAAGGAAGCGCTTGATGAAAAGCGTGACGTCATCCTGCTCGCAGGTAAAGGCCCCTGTGCAGGCATACAGGGCCAGCTGCCCGAGGGTGGCGTTAATGCGCTCCTGGTTGTTCACTTCCCGTCCTCCTTGTGGAGTCGCACGACCCAGGCGATGGCGAGTCCGCCAACCTGGGTGACCTCGGAGATGAGGTCCGAGTTGTGACCAGTGTCAGCCTTGTTGTCGTAGGTGAGGGCGGCACAAACCTCCCCCACCTCCTCAGCCAAGGCATAGTATCGAGACTCGTCCGTGTGCTTATCGCTGTCGAGCGTCATGCCGGGGTGCTTTGCAGCTGCACGCTCATACTCAGCGACGAAAGCGTCGGCAGGCTCCTCAACCCCGAGCTGCTGAAGCATAGCCGCCGCGCCAGCCGCCATATCCAGGAGGCAGTAGGCTATCTCAGTTTCGGCACCGCCTTCATCCAATCTGTTGGCGGCTTCTAGGATCGCAACTCGAATCCATCCCAGCATTGAGTGCCAGCGCCCGATGATGTATAGGCGTTCCTCTTTCTGGCGCGCGCAATCCTTGGTGACCTTGCGCGCGATGTGAGTGAATGTAGTCACTTCTTCTCCTTCTGGTTGTGGTATGGGCAGATTGTCTCCGAGTGTGGGCCGTCGTCAATTATCCAACCCCATCTGACGGCGAGGTCACACATGGTCGACATGTCGGCGCGCTCGCGACGCCCATTTGGCGTGCCGGGCGACGAGTTAATTCGATTCGTACATCCTGGCCAGTCACACGTGATAGATATGCGCGTGTACATCACTTCCTCTAAGTTAAGCATTCCATTCCTCCGTCGTCTTTCAGTAGATAGGTTCGCCCGTCCCAGTACTGGACGGGGATCGTTTCAGGGTTTGCCACGAACTGTGGAATGTTGTATCCCATCTTTCGCGCCTCAGCCCTGTTCTGTTCAATGTGCCCATGACAGCCCCGCACCCCATCCCCGCAGAGGAGGATGAGATTGCTGGGGCTGTTGGTGTTCGGCTGGCGCGTACCTCCCATGCCGCGGGCCCTCCGGTGCTGGATGCTCATGGGGCCGCTACCGGCGTACCGGCCGCAGCGGGCGCACCGGTAGCCGTCCCTCTCGTACACGAGCTCCCTTGTTTCCTGGGAGGGCCCTGTTTTCCTGGGAGCCCCCTTTCTATGCATCCACGCCCTCGATCTCGAGGAGGCTGATGTCGCCAGTAGCGATGAGGTCCCGGATGGCTTCCTCCTGGGCGGTGGAGATTCGCACCGATATGCGCGGGTCACCCTGGACGACCTCCACCCCGTCGGGGACCTCCCCGGCCTGCTTGATGAACCCACCAAGGGCGGCGGCGGCAACGAACCATGGGGCGGGTACCTTGTGTACGGCGTCGGGCTTGTTCCATTCGAGCCAGGCCACGAGGGCCTTCTCGTCTACCACCTGGTAGCGGGGTTGCGGCGCGCTTACGCTCACTGTCCCCACCTGCAGGCCGTCGATAATGGGCTTGGATGTGTCGCCCGGGGCCATGTACTCCTCGAGCTCTTTGAGGGCCTTCTTCTTCTCCTGGGAGGCCACCTTGGCGATGTGCGCTGCGATGGCCGCCTTGCGGAGTGCGTTCTCTTTGCTCACTGGACCTTCCCTGCCCCGTAGTTCTGTGCCAGCCATGCACGGAGCATGTCCGGGTTGGCCTTGCCTCCTGCTGCGAAGTACTCCTCGCGCACCTTGTCGCCGTCGAGCTGGTGGGTGGCGCAGAATCCGTCGAGGATCATGCCGCACTGTTCGGCCGCTGTTCTCTTGGGTACCCCCTGTTCTCCTGGGAGGGGGGTATTCCGCTGGGTGGCCCTGTTCTCCTGGGAGGCCCCTGTTCCGCTGGGAACCCCCCTCTCGTAGGACTCACTATCGGGGTCAGGCTCATCCGTGGGGATGGTGAGGGCCTGAAGGAGGAACGTCCGGTAGGCCACGGACATAGCCTTGGCGATCGCCTTATCGCCGAAGTCCATTGCCTCGGCCGCAACCTTCCCGTGGATGCTGTCCCCAGCTGGGCCGTAGACCCGGTAGGTGACCTTGACAACCACCTCCGCTGTCTGCTTTCCGCTTGCTGTGGCCCCATTGCTTCGGTGCACCTCAACATCCTCAGGGAGGATGGTCACTCCGTGCTTGCGTAGTGCGGGCCCTACTGCGTTGAGTACGGCGTCGATCCCCCGGAAGAGGAACTTCTGTGCCTGGTTCTTACTGTCCTTCCTGACTGCCTGGACATCCCCCATGACCTTGCTTAGTGCCTGGTGGACTGTTGGCTGTTCTGCCATCTGTACTCCTTTCCTGGGGGCCCCTATTCTCTTGGGAACCCCCTGTTCTGCTGGGGGCCCCTATTCTCTTGGGAACCCCCTATCCGGGAACCTACTTCGTGGACGCCACCAAAGCGCCCACGGCCATGATTGCGTGCCCCATCGTCGCAACCTCATGTGTCACACCGCCAGCGGTGACCGAGATCATGCCACCAATGGGGACGATGGTGATGGTCTCAGACTCTGCCGTGGTGATGCTGTACACGTCACCAACCTTGCGGACCTTCAAGCGCTGGTCGAATGCCGTGACCCGCCCCTTAACAGAGTCGTGGAAATTGTGGGCGTTCGCCTCAGCGAGCGTGTCCGCGATGACTACCTCATCGCATTCGACGTACCCCCAGTACCGATCCGGCTGGTCTGGCTTGCGCACTGTCCACCAATCGGGGGTGAGCTCTGCCGCTGTTGCGCCGAGCACTACCGTGTACCCCATGGGCGTTGGGGCTACGTGCATTCGAGCATGGGGCCACATTCCGGCTAACTGGTTCGCTACGTCTGTGGCATCAATGTGTGTGGTCATGGTGAGTGTTCCTTCCTTGTGTGGGGCTAGTGCTGCCAGGCGTATCGGGCAGGGTTGAATGGCTCGAGCACGTACAGCCACGCGCTGAGTCGCTTGAGCTCTGTGCCGAGCAGGCGCGTGTCGCCGTCGTCCAGGTGCCACCATGGGCCGTGCTTGACCCATCGCTCGCGTATATCGTTGTATACGGTGGCCCCGTCAGGCATGCGCCGCATGTCGGCGTGCGTGATGAGTCGCTGCTCTAGGGGCGCGTCAGCTGGCATGGTTCTCCTCTGTTTTGATTGCCCGCTCGAGGTAGATGACGGCCTTGCGTAGGTCCTCTACGCGCTTACTCGCGTCCCCCTTACGGCCGAACCGAGTGAGGTACTTCCCCACATTCCAGAGATGAGGGTTATCGGGAAACAGGGCGTCCAACAGGTCCCAGGACTGCAGGTCCTTCGTGTTCTCCGGCGCCCCGTTGACGGCCAACGCCTCCCCTACCCATGTGTAGTGAGTTGGGCAATCGTGTGCCCCCATGATGTCTCCTTCCTAGGCCCCACACCATGTGGGTCACCTATGGGCCACCTAGACCAAAAATGGATCACAGCAAACCTCTAGCAGCAGTAGTTACTAGTAGGGCGGTCTAGGTGACTCATAGGTGGGCAGACTGTATCGACTACGCGAGGCCAAGGCCGTGCGTGCGGTGCCTGCCACCTATGGCGTTTCTCTGTGTAGTTCTCAAACAACGTGCGCAAGCTTTATTCAGCGGCTGCCCGCGTTTATGCTGCGCTATCTCCTCTAGGCGAGGCGAAGCGCCCACCGTCTCATGTGGGCTGACCGTACGACCTAGCGTCCACGAATTCGTTCTAGCGCTACAGCGAATGCGTCAGCGCCGAAGCGGACGGCTGCGTCGTCATAACCGCGGAACGTGCCGTCACCGTAGACCTGAATGCAGGAGTCTTCCATACTGGCTTGCAGCGCAGTCTCATCCGTAAGCGTCAGCCGCCTAACGCGCCAACCATTCGAGCCAAGTACGTCAGATAGCGACGCTAAAGCCCGGGCACGCATCCTAGCCTCCCGTAGAGCATTAGCCATAGCTGAGACGCTGGTGGATGAGGTCTGAACCTTCGCCCTGTATTCGACTTTCAGAGAGTCCGCAACCCACGCCGTGGCCGTGACGACGTATCGGCAACCGCCGTAGCCCGGCACTGCGTCTAGGGTGTACTTCCCGCGCGTGACACTCAGGTACTTCGGCGCCTCCACTGCCTCTCCCGTGGCTTGCTTGAATGCTTCGGCCATACGTTCAGCAACAGTACTCATTTCCTAACTCCTTCCGTGTCCTGAGTGTTCAGGCGTTGATGATGTAGGGTGCGGCCGCGTCAACGGTCAGGTTCCCGTGCACCCAATGCTCCGCACCGTCGGCGTCCACACTGTAGATGTCCACGAACACCATGGGCTCACCGTCCCAAGAAAGGTCGGCGGTGACGTAGGCGTGCCGGTCACCATCGGCGAAGACGATGATGTACTGGTTAGTGTTCGATGAAGCGGTCACCTCGAAAACGATAGACGCCGCGTCTAGCGTGAACTCAAGGCCCTCGACTGCCGATTCCAGTGCGACAGCTAGGCGATCTTCGATGTCGATCATGGTGATACTCCTATGTGTGTGGGTGAGTTTCGTGCCCGGCGGGGGAATCGAACCCCCGCTACAACCATTCGGGCTACCTGACTGCCGTCAGGAGATCGCGTACAGGACCGCGGCGGCAATGTCACCCTGTGACCAGCAAGTCACGTCGCTCACGGCGTCAACGTCAATCACGCGGATGGGCGACTCAGGGTCATAGTCCTCAACGAGGGCCACATTGTCGGACCCATGGGTGGAGACCTTGGTGAGTCGGTCGCCATGGTCGAAGCGGGCGCACCAGTGGAAGAGCTCCACCAGCGTCCCCCAATCGTTGAGTTCGAAGTCGGTCGCGTTGCAGAGCACCCGCCACGCCTCGGACGGAGACTGGTAGGCGAGCTCGGTTGACTCGAGGACGGCGTCAAGGTCCGTCATGGTCACGTCATCGCGGAAGAGGGGGTGCTCCGTGACGATGAACTCACTGTCGGAGTCAACAGTGGCGGAGATGGTGACGTCGTCACTACCGTAGGAGAGGCGCATGTCCATCTCGCCGTTCAGTGTATCGATCTCGAAGTCTCCCATGTATCCGGCGGCCCATGCCTTGCGGGCCAGCGGGAAAGTCAGGAGAGCTGCAGCCTTGTCTGCGTCGCTGGTGATGGCCACCAACTCCTCTCCGTTGGTGATCCTGGCGGCGTCGTCACCATCACTGACCTCGAGGTCGATCGTTCCAACCTTGAGGCCGGCGACGTTCTCGCTGTAGTTGACGCCCCATGCGGCCAGCTGGTCGGTGATGTCTGCGACGAAGTGGTTGACATTCATTGCTGTGATCCTTTCTGTGTGGGGCTGACTGCCCCGTGCTGATGGCTTAACTATACACACACCTAGACGAAGTGAGTCAAGCCGGAATGGGCACCAATTTGCGTGACCTACATCATCGAACACCTGTTCGACAGTGCCACACTCCTACACCACACACACATACACGCACGCGCCTACATGTACGAGAGGCCACAGGAGCCAATCTGAGCACCTTTCAGTCCACAGCCCATACGCGAGCACCACTCCCCGCCCAAAGCACCACAGAGAGGCTCACCGCACCACCTACGGGCAGACAAAGCTGAGCCCCCGTCCTGCCGAAGCAGAAACGGGGGCCCAGCACATCAATCAGGTCAACGCCTCACCCGACGCCGAGTAGCGCGACGCTCAGCCCACACAGCCAGCGCAAGCCCACCCAAAGTCACCACAGCAGCCACCACCAGAATCTCACGGTCATAGTTGTCTTTGACGGGAGAACCTACAGGACCCACAACCACGTCACCACTAGAAAAGGTCGGGTTATCTACAGGCTCATCCACAGCCGCACTCACCGTAGGTGAGTGCACAACCTCCGTAGACACACTAGAGCGTGCACCGTTGAGTCCCGCCTTGTTCTCGTGCGCCACAACCTCGGGCCGGTCACAGGCGTCACTGAGTTCCTTAGCCACATTGGGGCCGGGGATGTAGCGCTCACCAGTGACGGTGGTGATGGTCTGCGTGCAGGCACGGGAGTCAACAGTGAGCACGTACCGGCCATCGCGTTCACACGTCACCGAACCGTGCACGTCGGCGCAGGCGGGCAGGCCAGCCACGTCAGCGGCCTCAACCGAACCAACCCACAGCCACCCAGGGAAAACGACCTCACGGGCGTCCCGCCAACGCAGGTACGACACACTCCCGTCCTCCTCGACGATGAACGAACGCCCAGAACCATTCCCCATAGACCGGGCATCCCACAAGCACGGACCAAACTCCTGCCCCTCGTCCTCACAAGCCACCATCCCCTCAACGTCAACGGGGGCACCAGTACTAGCGAGCACCCACGAACCAGAAGGGGAAGCACCCTCATCCGCATATGCGGACACACAACCCACAAGGGCCAGCACCCCAACCACCAGGGCCATCACCATGCTGCGCACAACCTTGCTCATCTCATCGTTCCTCTCATTGATCAGCCCCGCCGTCGGGGCCGTGTTGCTGATAACCAGAACTGTACGCCACACGCAGCAGCTCACGTCAACCCACAACACACAACAACCAACGTGACCTACACCATCGAACACACGTACACACAACCACCAACACACACACGAGCA